AGATAGGCTCTATGGTTTTTTAGACCCCTTCCCCCCTTCATCATGGCGCTCTTTCCCACTCTTGACGGCATGGCAGTGAGTACACATAGACTGGAAAGGGCCGAACCAGAAGCTGCCGCCCTGCCTAACAGGTGTGATATGATCACATACACTAGCAAGCCGCCCACAATCTGTACAAACAGGATTACGAGCCAGAAAAGCAGCGCGTAACGCCCGCCATCGTCTGGAGTTATATCTCTTCTCATTGTACTTTCTGCCCTCGTGGGGTCTTACGACGGTATAGTACTTGTTGTGCCCTCTGGGCTGTGGTTTTGATGCCATAGATTGATGTACTTGATGGTTGATGTATCTGCCTAGCCATAGCAGTAAGCCAAGCCTTACGAGTAGCAGTCATCTTGCAATCGGATATGTATACATCATCTCCATCTGTGTAGCTGTACTCTATACGCTTAAGCCGTGCATACTCTAGTAGGTTCTCTGCTATCTCTATCCTCTCCTCCTTAGTGTAGGTAGGGTGAGGGTGTAGCTTGCTAACTGTGTTTACCTTGCATATCATCTGCCTTTTGTTTATAGTATTTAGTTAATTGTATTAGTTCTTCATTGGTGTATTTCCTGCTATCCTGTGAGCGCTGGTGCATCTTCTCAGCTGTACCCTCACCATGCTTCTTATCTATCTCTTTAGCCATAACCCACTGCCTACCCTGGTCTCCTATGTTACAACCATAACACTGGCCAGCGCAGTTCTTCTCATGCCATCGAGTAGCATAATGACGTCGGCTAAACAGGTGGCCGCATTGCATCTGCTTAACGTGCTTATGTGTTGAGCAGGTAATACAATGTATAAGGCCATCAGCGTCAGCATCTCGCCAGCGTATGTACTGGCTAAAGGCAGCGTCTAGCTTTTTAATTAATGTTTTTCTCTTTACTTTCTTTGGTTGCTTTTTCAATATCTTTTAGATCGTCTGCTGTTATATGAATATGTCCGCCCAGCTCTTCTAGGCTTTTTTTTTGTGGTTCTACTATTAGCGCCTCTCCTAACTTCTGCCAGTCAATCATAGCGAAGTGTGCTGGTTGTATTCCTCCCTGGTGGTGAGTATGCTGCTTTTCTCTCATTGGGATAGTATGGTCTAGCTCGTACTTATGTAGACACTTTATCAGAGTGTTTGTTGTAAGGTTGCCGAATAGCTCGTACTTACCCTGCCTTATCATCTTGAAGGCTACTAGAACCTCCTCTACCTTGAGGCTAGGGAATATTTCTATTATATCATCTACCGCATCTTGCTTATCTTCTTGATCCTGAAAAGAGCGCGTTGCATTTACAGCCCTTATTAAGCGCTCTAGCTCAGTAATTAATATTAGCCTAGTCTTTCCGTTATCAAGCTTGCTAGCTGTTTGTAATACTAGTCCTTGCTCATAAGCTGAAGAGCTTGTATGTACCCTGGCTACTTCTCTGCTATTTTCCATAAGCCCATTTAAGCGCTTGCTCAGCGTCAAGCTGTTTTCTTTCTGCTCCTCCTTTGAGAGCAAATAATCCTGCCCAGCCTTGGGTGATGCTTTGCTTAATAATTTTGATTGCTTGTTTTTCATTGTTGTTTGATATTTTCTGTAAGTTATGTAAGGTTGCTTTCTCACCTCGCTCGGTGTACTTTTTTCTCTTTTGTTGTTTTCGCTCATCTATCCATATATCCCATGTATTTTTGAACTCATCTGATTCAAATGGTAAAACAACCTCTTTACTAATATGTTTTTTAAGTTGTATACTACTATGTATACTATGTGGTCGATTTGATAAGTCTGCTTTGTCAATTTGATAAGTCTGCTTTGTCAATTTGGCAAGTGCCCTTGTCAATTTGATAAGTCTAGTTCTGCCATCATAAGAGGAGTTTATCATTCCAGCTAAAACAAGATGTTTAATAGTTCTGCTCACAGTTGTAACTGACACGCCTACTTCTTTGGCAATAGTTTCATTAGACTTAAAATAGCCGTCTGAGCTTTTGCAAAGATTAAATATATCTGCCAGTATAAGCTTACCAACTGGCGTTATATCATGCTTTTGATATATTGCCTTTGGAATCCATACCCCTGTAAACTCTTTAGCCATTTAGTTGCTCATCTTGGTATAGGATTTCTCCTATTAGTTGAAGTTTAGTAGTATCAGCAGTTTTGGCTATTTTATCTGCATAGCGTATCATACGCTTAGGCTCTTCATAGATCCAGCGGTGTACTGTACGCCTATCTACTCCTAGAGCATTGGCGCAATTTTGTTGACTGCCGTAGAGGCTGTTAATGTATTGCTTTAGCTCGTTTTGCATTTTCTTTCTGGAGTTCATTTACTTTTTTTTTATCTACATAAATAACCATTTCGCCATTTTCATCATATTCATAATCAATAGCCTCAGCTAGCTTTAATAGCATTTCTTTTGTGTCTTTCATTTGTACCATGTTGGCAGCTCTAAGAGCATAGGTTTATTTAATGGCTCTAAGTAGTCGTAGCTTTTAGGCGTTTTTTTGCCATCCCAGCTCCTGTACCAGTCTTTGAACATTTGCACCTCTAGCCTTGCTCTATTAAATCCGTCCTTAGCCATTTCAAGGCTCATCTCGTACACGATAACGCCATGAGGAGGGTTAGGGTCGCAAGTTATTAAATAGTGCTTTATTTTGCCCTCAGAATTAAAAAGGCCATGGCCATATAAAGCAAGTTGCGTGTGATAAAGGTTGTCTAGTACCCAGCGCTGTATTTTTCTAGGCTCGTTATCTGTTATTTTAAGGTCTGCTATATAGTCATCTCCTACCACATCAACATAGCCATGAAAGTTCACGCCATCTAGCTGAAATTTAATATACTCCTCTACCCTTGCAGCCTCTGTTATAAGCTTATTAGCCATAGGGTTTGACATTACAGCCTCTGCTAAGTTTAGAGCTTCATCGTATTCTTTGCGAGTAAATACCTTTTGATCGCCATACTCTTCTAATGCCTCCTTAAATGCTTTTGTAACTCTAGTTTTGCAGTCTATTACTTGCAGCCCAACTTGCTTCTCTGGCTCTAGGGTTAGCAGGTGAGTAAGCCAGCCTCTGCGCATGGCTGAGCTTTGCTTAAACTCCCGTTTTTTATACATAACCCAATGCGCTGGGCTGCGGCTAAACTGCTTTAGTGAGCTAAATGATAATCTTACATCTTGAATATTCATGGCTTAGGCATTAAACGGATTACCGCCCTCCACAAATAGCTGTTGTAAATCTACCTTATCGTTAAACTTTTGCGCTAGCTCTAGTATGTCTAAATCTAGGGCCTCTTTTCCTTCTACTCGTACATAATACTTAGTATCTAAGCCTGCACCCTTGCGCGTTATCTTTAGATCGTAAGTCATTGGGTCGCCTTCTACCTCGCTTAGGTTAGCTAGCTCCTGTAGTATGCTCCTAGCTGTGCATGAGTATATCTTAAATTTAGCATCTTCATGATGCCACACATTAAATGCGGCAAAGGGCCTCACTTTATCATCTGACTTGTACGCCTTCTTAGGCATCTCTCCATCAAAGGGCCAGCGTAATGGCTTGTTATCCATGAAAGTTTGTAAGCCTTCAACTGCTTTAGATATTACTCTAATAGTAGCCGATTCATTTGGTTGCAGCTTTAGGTATTGTGAGCTAGCTGCCTCACGCTCATAGTTGTTTTGTAAAAAAGTCATTTCGTAGGGTTTTAATTACCCCACAATGATAGGACACAAAATGCCCCACTACAAATTTAGTTATCAACGTAACTATGTGCAAAAGCAAAGGCCCCCTATATGGGAGCCCTGCCGAAAATCAAAATGAAAAATCTTGCTATGCCTTACAAGGTTTACAAGGTACATCATCTTTCTCGAAAAAAGAAAGGCAAAGCGGTAAAACTCCTATAAAGCACAATACAACGTTAGGCCAGGTACAGCCGTTTTCTACTATTTGCTGACAGGCAGTAATAACTATAAGGCCTGCGCTAGTGCGTTTAGCGCTCCATTTTAGTCGCTTGTCCTTAAATATTTGTGTTAAATCTAGTTTAGCTAGTGCTAGTGTTAGGCTCGGTGCTTTCATGTTTAATAGTTCCAAATTACTTCTATTCCTTTATGCGCTCTGTTGTCTAGGTCTGCATGAATAAAGGACTTACCCAGCCCTAGCCTATTTATACCAACGTACAAAAGCGCCTCAATTATTTTATACCTATCTGAGCTGTTTGTAGTTCTTATATCTGCTGCTAGCCCTAAGCGGTGCGCGCTATCCTTGCTTACTTTATAGCCTTTGCTTTTTAGGTATTCCGTATGTTCTTGGGTTCTATAGCCGCTGGTAATAACAAACGGCACCCCCTCCGGATCCTGGCAGGTCTGGGCTGTCGAATTCGTCTAAAGTAAAATAGCGCATAAGCCAGCAAATGAGATAATGATACACAGCAAATCATGGGCATCGTAGCGGCCATAGCTTAGGCGCTTAAATCTACAATTAGCCACGTTTAGCATTATGATAAGTAGGTAGGGGATAGCTATCATTTATTTCTGTTTTTCCTATGTGTTATAATCTGCTCTACGTTCATCCATATTAGAGTAATACCGCCTATTATTCCAATTACTAGGCTGATATACTCAGAAATTACAGCTACGCCCCAGCCTGCCCATAGTACATTAAGGCCCCATAGTTTTCCGCTTTCCATTAGGTTAAATTTAGTGTTGTTGTCTTTGTTACACCGCTATGGGTTACGGTCATTACTATACTGTAATAATTGTTACCTCTTATTGTGGTTGTAATCATATCGCCAAAAGATATTGTAGTAGATGGCCCAGCTAGTGATACTTTGTCTTTGTTTAGGGATATCTCAGTGCGTAGATAGTCTAGCTCTTCCTGCATCTTTTGTATCTGGTAGATCATAGCCGCTTCAGCAGGAAAATCTACTAAATCTATTTGCTTATCGTTATCAAATGCAGTTTGCATAGCTGACAAATCGCTGCCAGTTTTGTTATGCATTCTTGTGTATTTAGCGCTGTCTAGTGCCATTAGCTTGCTGTTATTGTTATATAGCCTCCATGTATTTCATCTGTAGAGCCGTCTGAGTCTACTTTGATTACTAAGTAATTAGTTGTATCGCTTGCTACATCTGTAATATCTACCTCTGTACCTATAGCTGTAGCTGCGCTTTTTGATACTATCGTCTTGCTATCTATAGAGCCTGAGTAAACTTTGTAGACCTGGCTAGTATCGCTGCCGTAAATTCTAGCGTGGGTAGCAGTATAGCCTGTTGGGATTGCCACGTATGCAAAGCAGCTAGAGGTATTAAACGAGTGTAGGTACAGCTCATTGCTTGCTATATCATCGTCCTCAATCATTAATGGCCTTCCTACGTCATTAGCTACAAAATCTCTAGGTAGTATTTTAATTCTAGTAGTAGAGCCTAGCCAGCCAGCACCAGGAGCATCTATAAACCCCTGCCCCGTTGCCGCTGGATTCATTGCTAAAACCTGGCCGGCTGTACCGTTTGCAATATATACAAAGGTTCCATTGCTTCTCATTCCTACTGCTTGAGTATTAGTAGCTAGATTGGTAGGAAAAAAAATATCATTAGTTCCGCTAGATCCGTTAGTAATTTTTAAGCCTGTAATACCATAGTCGTCTGTATTTATAAGAGCCGACTTAGTTACTAACCCTTGTATAGTTCCGCCATTTCCAGGGGTTAATTTTGTGTTAGGTAGCTCAACTATAGGCTTAGGGCCTTTAAGTATTGGGTTATCTGTAGCAACCGTTATCCCTGTAATATTTCTCTGCAAAAACATACATTCAATATCATATTCACACCTAGCAGCTATAAACTTTAGGCCCGTTACCTGGTAGAAGTTATTACTGTCGTATGTGTTTTTTAATATTGTGTAAGGGTGTATAAAATCATCCGCGCCAGTTCTGAATAAAGTACCGCGCTCGCTTCTTATAGCAAATAAATTAGCGGCCATTCTTTCTCGAGCTCCTAGAGCGTTAATGCCTAGCGAAGAGGTTGAGCTGAGTGAGCTAGTCCATTGACTAGGTTCTACATAGTTAGAGCCGTTGCTTATTGTTATTACTCCTAAATCTAGGTCGCTGATCCTGTCGCCTATAAAAGTAGTACCCTGGTCAAATTGGAACCGCGCATTATTTGGATTAGTAGCTGTAATATCTATAGAGTCAAATTCTTGTGCTTGCTCATCAGAGTATTTAGTTGCTTTGAAATCCTTTAGCCAGTAATTTGCAGAAGCAAACTCAGTAGCTAGCACAGTACCTTGGTAATCTATCACGCTTAAAGTACAGCTCATTATTAATCCTTGAGACTCTACGCCCAGCACAGGGGTTACAATATTTATCGGAGCGTGCCAGTTAAAGTTTCCTATTCCTAGCATCCCTACTGTTCCATCAGACTTGTCAAATGGTGGAGAGACATATTCAAAAACAGAAGCTGAAGCGCTCCACTCTGCAACTTGATACTGTGCAACTTGATACTCTATGTTAATTAGAGGATCTGCTGGATTGACTACTGGAAAACTTATGCCTGTGTAATTGTTTGCAGACATTTGAGCTGTATTAGCAGCATTGAAAGCAACATCTCGCTTCAAGTATCTTACCGTTCCGCCTCCATCTCCAGTTTTTAGAGTAAACGAAAGCTTCATTCTTAAAACTCTTTCGCTCTCTGTAGCTATATAGCCTAAGCCACTAAATCCAAAATAAAACTCGCTGCTCAGCTGGAACTGGTCAGTTGCATTATACTCTATATCTTCATCTGGCAGCTCTTGGTCTGCATTTATCTGTGTCTTTGTATAGTTACTATCTCCAATTAAAGACCTTGTACCTTGATAATCTCTAGTTTTTTTAGCTATTGTAAATGCAGGAACGCTTGTACGCTCCCAGCCTGCTAGCTTTTCAAACTCGCTATTATCGTTGCCAAATTGCTTGAGGTATGTGTTTAGATTAAATGAGCTGTTGTACGTTACGGTTCCGTTTCCAGTTATCTGGTGAAAAGTTTTTAAGCCGTTAGCTGCATGGTTTTGAATATTTCCTAAAGGCACTAACCAGAAAGATCCCTGAGCCATAAATAAGCAAGCATTAAAAGACACGCAAAAGCTTTCTAGAACTTTATAAACTGAGTAATATTTTTTCTGCCCATCGTCGCGCTTATTGTAAAATGTTTCATGCTTTACTTTGGCATTTTGCAGCTGTTGGTTTTGGCCGCTTCCTATATGTGTTAGATATTCAGCACCTATAAAATCCTCATAAAATTTTAGTAATATATCTGAGTTACCCCAAAAGGTAGTAGTGCCAACTTTACTAAGAGCCTTATATAAATGAGCAGTAATTAAATCACTACCTTCATAAGGGCTGCCGCTGTCATTGTACTTTATACCTTTAAGATTTCCTAAGCCATCAACCGCTGTAACGCTTACTGCTGCGCTAGGAAACTCATCAGGGATGATAGTTTGCTCTGGTAGTATTGTACCTACCCACCAAGCTTCATTATCTCCGTCGGGGTCTCTGTATATTTCTAGTCTATATGTACCCTCTACAGCTGTATCTAAGTTTGAGTAAAGTGTATTAAATGCTGTGTCTAAACTATCATTGTGAAATAGTGTAATGCTTACCTTACTGCCTAGTATAGGCTTAGACCTATCAAAGTTGTCAAAAGCATATTCTAGTCTATAGCCATCTGGGCCAAGCACAAAGGGATGATTAAGATCTCCTGTAGAAATTGAGCCGTCGACAATTTTTACTTTCCAATCGGTGCCTTTCTCATCTGTAAACTCGCTTACTGCATATACTACTGCCATTATTCAAATCTGTTCCTGTCACGCGTCGCGCGGTCATTACTTATTACAATATCATCTCCTGAGATACGGCCATAGACGTTAGTACCATTGCCGCCCATTATAGATTTTAACTTTGAGAGGGGCGCGATTACCTCCGGATCCACTGCCGCATTTTTATTATCACCTACCATTGCTAGACCTGGGCCGTAAACCATACCACCCTCGGCAAAAGCTGGTATCTGAGTAATGGCACCTGCTACAACTGACATAGCTGAGGTTATAAAACTCGGTATGGTAAGACCTGCACTAACTTGGTTTGCAGGGTTACTAGCGCTCGAACCGTTAGCTATTGCGTTAGCTATTGCAGTAGAAACTAAAGCGGCTATGACTTGAGAAGCAAATTGTTTTAAAGCTTCTTTGCCGTCAATGGCTCCAGTAATTAAATCGCCGAAAGTATTGCCCATTGCCGTACCTAGTTGACTCATTGCTTCGCCTGTCTTGTTTGCTGTTGATTGCAAACCCTCCATACTTTCAATTATTGAGGTATTAGACGTTACAAGTTGTTTATTTATGTTTTCTATATCTATAAGCGCTGGCCCTAGTGTGCTAATTGTGTCTAAATATTCTCTGTAGCTTTCTACTGCCTTACTATTATTATCAATAACCTCGTCAGTAGACTCTGAATGTATTTCTGCAAATCTTTGTGTGATTTCTGCTTTTCTGTTTTCAAATTCTTCTATATCTGCTGTTGATTCTTCTACGGCAGAAGTATAAGCTGCAACGGCTCCAATAAGGCTGCTATTAAACTGCATAGCAGTATTGAATCGTAAAGTATCTCTCTCTATTCCTTGATCAATTAACTCTTGTTCTTTTTCTGCAAGAGCCTGTTTAGCATCAAATAAACCTATCTCCGCCTGTGCTGCTGCATTATAAAGCTCTTGGCCCTCAGCTCCTAATGATTTCTCAATTGCTAAACTTTTAATATTTGCTACATAATCTGTAAGGCTTTTATTTAATTTCTCATAGCTTGTATTTTCTGCATTTAAGTTGCCGAAGTGTGTAGCATCAATTTCCTTTAATCTGTTTAGTATGCGCTCTCTATCTTCTAGGCTAGTTTTTTCTTCGCCATACATTGCAACTAAAGACCTAGCCTCCTTTGTCTGAGATATTACAGCTCTTTCTACTCCATGAATAGAATCTCTAAGCTTTTGGCCTGAGCTTTTCGAGTTTTCCCAAACTTTTTTAATCTCAATAAAAGATACTACAGCAGCAGCTACAGCAGCCCCTACAGCTAAAACAGGCGTAGATAACCCTGTAAAAGTTGCTGCAAGAAACCGAGCACTAGAAATAAGTTGAGGTAAAATGGTTAATAATGGGCCTAGCGCGGCCACCAAAGCACCAACAATTAAAATTGTTTTTTGGGTACTGTCGTTAAAATTGCTAAACTTTTGGGCCAGTTTTGTAACAAAGTCAATGCCCTCTTTAAGTGCAGGCATTAAACTCTCTACTAACTCAGCACCAGCTAGCTTCAAGTTATCCATTGCTGTACTAAACTTACCCGCTGCCGTTTCGCTTAGGCGCTCCATAGCACCAGCAGCAAAGCCGCCTTCCTGTGCAAAGCTCTTTAATACCTCATTAAATTGCTCAACACTAACGCGCCCCGCGCCTAGCTTACTAGCTGGCAATCCAGTTGCATCACTAAGAGCCTTAAAGATAGGTATACCCCTCTCAGCTAATTGGTTTAGGCTTTCTAGCTCTACTTTGCCCTTAGCGTTAACCTTGGCAAATATTGCGGCTATCTCATTGATAGAGCTGCCAGAAGTTGCGGCTATATCTCCTAAGAATTGTAGCTGATCGTTAACCTCACCTATGCCAGTTCCTGAAGCTATAAGCTGCCTAGCTGAATTAGCTACCGCATCAATTTGAAATGGCGTTTTTGCTGTGAAGTCATTAAGCTGCTTCATCATATCTCTGGCCTGCTCTGCGCCACCAGTTAATGATATAAAGCTAGTCTCTAGCGTCTCTAAGTCTGAAGCACTCTTTACAGCAGCAGCACCTATAGCAAGCAGCGGCAAAGTAACTGAGCGCGATAAGTCGCGGCCTAAAGATTTGAAGTTAGAGCCAAAGCGCTTCATCTCTCTGCGCACCTTGCCTAGATCCTTATTTAGCTGCTTTGTGTTTGCCCCTATATTTACTACTAAATCCCCTAGCTTCGCCATTCTATTCTTTTTTACTCATTGCTCTCAATAGTGCTAAGCCATCTACCTGTGGTTTAGCTTTCTGCTCCTCATCCTCCCAAGGAAATACAGCAAGCTCAATAGGCTTAATTTTGCTGCCTTTCTTGGTATGTACGTTAAGAAGTAAAGCGGTCTGCCATCTGGTACGCTCCCAATTAGAGCGCTCCATCATTTCTACAGCTTCGCGCTTACCTCTTACCGCATTGCCAAACTCCTCAAACGTTAATGAGTAGAGAGGGCCTGGGGTAAGCCCTAATAGACCTAGCCCCAGCTCCTCAACCCTACTCCACGTTAAAGGGCTGTGGCCCTCTTCTTCTTCGCTTTTTTTTTCTCGTCTTGTTTACCTCCCATCACCTCTGTCATGGCGTCAACTAAAATAGGTAAATCACTTACCTCGATTTCGTTTAGCCACTTCTCCACATCCATAGTAAACTTCATGCCCTGAGTCTCGCAACCTGCCTTAACAAAATAGTAGATAAGCTCAGGAATGAGAGTAACATCTGTAGAGTCTACTTCTGTTACTTTTACTCCTGTTGCCTTCTCAAAATTTCGCCAAGCTAGCATAGTTGCGCGCATTGGGTAGATTCGTTTTCCTATAGTTATTTCCATGATTCTATGAGATAACCTCTCTTACGATTGTTTCAACGATTTGAAGATTACAAGTGTACGTTGCGTTATCCTCAGTACCTCCAGTAAGCTCTAGGCTCTCAACGTAGCCTTTAACCTGATATCTGAAATCTCCTGTATTTTCTGAAGCAGCCTGTCCGATTACGTGAGAAAAGCGAATATCTAGCTTAGTCTTAGCAAGCTGAAAACCACTCATTGCCTCATAGCCTTTGCCAGCTCCTGCATCGGTAGCATACATAGCTGAAAAGCTCATAGTTGCCGAAGTCATTCCTGGTAGTAAAGCTCTATAGCCCGCGTTTGATTTTGTCGTCGAGTCCCTCATTTCGTTCGTTACCGAGATAGAGCAATCTGTTACATTGTCTACTACTAGCTCAGTGCCTCCCTCTGCTACGACTAAGATCTTTAGATCCGAGCCGTTGATTATTCCTGTTGTTAGTGCCATTTTATTTTATTATTTCTTTTTGTTTCGCTTATCGCCTCCGACTAGCATTGTTATTAAAGTGTCTAACCATCCAAACACCTTCACAGCTGGCGTATCAGATGGCAATAGAGAAAAGATAGCTCTTAGAGCTACCATAAGGGCTACTACTATAGCCTCCCAGTTTTCGAGTATAAAATCCATATTATGTATTATTTATTCTTACGGTGTAATCCTGAATAGCTACCCAGATTGAGCGCTCAGGGTTTACATCCATTTGTTCGTTTGTATAATTGATAGACTGTATTTGTACCCCTCCATAAGTTCCGTTTTTCCTCTCTAGAGCAGCTCGTACAGCTACGCCTAAATCTATTGCCGTTGAGTAATTTGTGTTAAAGCAGTATACCTCTATAGTAGCCTCATCTACGTTACCATTTTCCTCTTTAGTATCTGTAGGGCTATTGCTCACTACAGAGTAAACTATATAAGGCTGACTCTCATTTTGTGGAGCTATCTCTGGGTAGATCTTAGTAGCCACAATGTCAGTAACAGCCGTTACGTTGCTTAGTATATTATATATTGCTTTTCCTACTATCATGCTGCTTTTACATATCGCGCAAACTCTGCACGTAATAACATTAGCTGTAGCTTTTCACTACGGCCCTTTGTAGACCTTAGGCCCCTGCTGAATACCCCTGTGTTTTGGGTGCGATGTTTACCGCCAAACCTAGGCCCAAAATCTCCCTTCTCTACTATGTGAGCAAAGAATCCGTCTGCATTACGCCTCGTTTTTCTCCGCCCTATTGCATTGGTTCGCGGGCCGCCCATTACATTATTTCTGCTTTTATCTGGCAGCCATGTACCTGCTGAGCGCCTTAGCGTTCCTGGCGTTATTTTTCTGCCTCTAAAGATGATTGGCTTGCTATAGTCTTTAACATTAGCCTTTAAGTAGTTAGCATAAACATCACCAACCCTATGGCCTATAGCCTGTAGATTCTTGCTGTCTCGCTCGCTCCACTTTGCTATTTTGTCAATCTTAGCGAAAAGCTTATTTACTCCTGTTACTGTTACGCTCATTACTCTACAATTTCAGTAATTAAACGTATGCGCTCTTGTCTGCCTACTTCATGAACTCCTAGTATATTATAGTTCTTGCTGTCGTAATTAATGCGGTACCCTGCCTTAGTTGCTTTAGTTGTCGAGCTGTAACGGATATTGAAAACTACTTTATTCACGCTCACCATTTGCTCACCGCTGTTTTGTTCTACAGCAGCAGGCTTGCGCTCTATCTGAGCCCAGCAAGTAGCAAAAGTACCCCAGCTCTCTTCACGCTCGCCGTAGGCGTTAGCTGAAAGCGTAGGGCTTTGTATTGTTATCCTTCTATCTAGTCCGCCTATGTTCATTTAGTCGATATGATGCGGTATGGGTTAAGTAAAGCAGCTACTCCTAAAGGTAGCTCTATAGGGTTAGTTCCAGTTATCACTGCGCGCCTGTTTTCGTAGTAGTGAGCTACTAGCAACTTAACGGCATGAAGTACAGGCTCAGCTGGAGCTGCTCCTAGTGTTCCAGATATAGTAACTACGTTGAAATCATCATCATAGGTATCTGGTGGGCTATCAAAATGAATACGCCCAGGCTCGCGCTTGGTATCGTACCAGTATTTTGCTGCCGGTAAAGTCTGCGCAGCGTTAGCCACGTCTTTATAGGTAACACCTGTAATTGTGTTAATTGGGCCTGTAGAAAATTCACAATTATAGAAATCGTCGAGGCTTAGTGTGAAAGCAGAATCTACAAAATGCCTGTTAGTGTAGTCTTGGCAATGTTGAATCGCAGCGTTAATTAAAGCTGTAATAGTTGTATCCTCATCGCTGTGATCAACACGCAAAAACTCCTTAGCTGTTGATAGCGGTAGAAGTGTGGTGCCTGTGGGCTGTGTAGTTATTTCTAGTTTCATCTATTTAGTATAAAAAAAGGGCGGGCGCTAAACCCGCCCCCTTTCATTTATTATATAACTATTACGCAATGAAATTCTTGATACGTGCTAGCGCGCCTGCTTGGCGTACGTCTGCATCATAGAACTTGTTAACGTGTAGAGCAATCTGAGCTGTACCTGCATTAGAATACGGATCTACTAAGATATCTACTCCGCCAAAGAATGCTAGTACCATTCCTTTAGAGAAATCGCCGAAGCAAAAATCTCCTTGGTCTGTAGCACTGTCAACTAGATTAGGTGTGTAGTGTGTTGGGAATCCGTCTACTCTGTTCTCATTAATTAAAGCCTTAATAGATTCAACTGATGCTTCACCTTTAAGAATGCTCATAGCTGATGGAGAAAGTACAAACTGGCCGTTAGCTAAATCGCCTCCTGCTGCTAGTACTGCCTTTTCTGCTGCAAAGATATGAGAAGCTGCAATAGAACCGCCTGAAAGGTTGCCCTGGTAGCCTGCTCCAGCTACTGCCTTAGCAAACACATCTTTATCAATAGTTTCGTTAATACCTGCTGCAAGCTCTGCTGCAATCATAGAATCAATACCAGCTCCTCCCTGTAGGATTAACTGCTTTGAGAACTTAGTGCGGTTAGCTACACGAGTCGGAGAAAGTGTTAACTCGTCAAGCTCCATTTCTGAGCCTGCATCTGCACCAACTTCGCCAGGAGCGCCGCCATGATTACCTACTGCCTTAGCTGAAACTCTAGGAAATTTAAGGTTACCAGTAGCATTGTTGATAGTAGTTACTCCTACTCTCTCCGCCATAGTTGGAGCGCGAAGCGCCTCAATTAGACCTGGTACTGTAGTAGCTACATATCCAGAACCATCTCCAGAATCTGCCTGGAAATCATCTTTACCACCACCACGATATAGAGCGCTTGATGGAATACC